TTGAAACAGTACCGCGACTATGCCACCAAAGTCATACAGGTCATAGAAAATCAAGCAAATATCAACAGTGACCGTGCAGGTGCACCGTCCTATCAAAGTTATACCGTGGTATCGGGAGATACGTTGTGGGACATTGCACGGCGCTGCTTGGGAAACGGCACCCGATGGAAAGAAATCTACGACCTCAATGCGGATACCATTGAGTCTACCGCACGCAGTCGTGGACTTGGCAGCTCCAGCACGGGACATTGGATTTTTCCCGGCACTGTTTTAAATATACCGTAATAAGGAGGAGATTACATGAGCGAATATGTTTGGCCTTGTCCCAACTATACCATGGTATCTTCGCCTTTTGGATACCGCAACGGCATATTTACACCGGGGGCAGAATTCCACAAAGGCGTTGACTTGGCTGCTGCTACGGGAGCGCCAATCCTTGCCACTAAAGCAGGTACCGTACTAACGGCAGGTTGGTCCGACTCCTTTGGCAACTGGATTCATCTTGACCACGGCAACGGTATTACCTCTCGATACGGCCATGCAAACAGCTTGCTGGTATCGGCAGGTCAAACCGTCAGCGCAGGACAAAAAATAGCAACCGTCGGGTCAACGGGTTGGTCTACGGGGCCGCATCTGCATTTTGAAATCATTGTCAACGGTTCTGTACAGAATCCTCTCGATTTTGTAAGTGACAAAGATACGGTTGCAACGTCCAATCCTTCCAATCCGTCCTCTGCACCTGAAACCCAATATATATGGCAATCTCCGAAAGTGGATACACTGGCCTATTTGAACGCATTGTCTCAACTGGAAATGTCCACCGTTTCCGTTGATTTTAACACCGTTACCAAACAGGAAATCGGCGATATTCAGGTGAATTTGTTCATAGAAAACGGGAATATCATTTATGCCCCCGTTGTTTTGGACGAAATCAGCTGGACAACCGAATGGAAGGGCACTCCGGGACAATTGCAGTTCAGCATCAAAGCCGACAGCGAAGTGACATTTACGGAAGGCAATGTGGTAAGGCTCAACGTGGACGGAACCGACTTGTTTTACGGGTTTATTTTTACCCAAAAGCGAGACAAAGAAGGTACCATTGACATTACCGCATACGACCAGCTGCGTTATTTGAAGAATAAAGATTCGTATATTTATGAAAACAAAACTGCGGGACAGTTGGTGCAGATGATAGCAACCGACTTTCATTTACAGTGCGGAGAGATTGCAAACACAGAATATGTGATTGCATCAAGGTTGGAGGATAACTGTACGTTGTTTGATACCATTCAAAACGCATTGGATTTGACGTTAATCCATGAAAAAAAGCTGTACATTTTGTATGACGATTTTGGCAAACTGACCCTAAAAAATATTGAGGACATGCGGCTGGATGTGTTGGTAGACAACGAAACCGCAGAAAACTACAGCTATACTTCCACAATTGATTCCAACACCTACAACAAGGTCAAAATTGCATATGACAACAATGAAACGGGAAAGCGAGAAGTGTACGTGGTGCAAGATGAGGGCAACATCAAGGAATGGGGCGTACTTCAGTACCACGAAAAGATGCAGAAAGGGGAAAATCCACAGGAAAAAGCCGCTGCATATCTTTCCCTGTACAATAAGAAAACACGCAATTTGACCATAGACAGCGTTTTGGGTGACAAGCGTGTGCGCGCAGGTTCCAGTATCGCGGTACTGCTTGATTTGGGCGATATGACCGTACAAAATTACATGGTTGTACAGCATGTTAAGCATACCTTTACCAATCATCAGCATTTGATGGATTTGACATTAATGGGAGGGGATTTTTCTGTCTAGCAACAGTTTTATGCAAACCATTAAACAAGCTGCCGTTGAGGCAGTGGAGGCGGCAAAGCCATGCGCCATTGTGTTTGGCACGGTGAAAAGCACATCGCCGTTCTCCGTTACCATAGACCAAAAATTAACCTTAACCCAATCTTTTCTGGTCATCACGCAGCGTGCAAAAGAAAGTTTGCATACAGGAGATATTGCGGTTATGGTAAGAGTACAAGGCGGACAACAATATTTAGTCCTGGATAAGGTGGTGGAAGCATGACGCCAAACGTAGGAAATCAACTGAAAGCAGACTGGACCATACAAAAACAGCCCAGTAAAACCTACAAGCTCAATCGAGACACCCAAACCATTGTAGGATATTGCGATGGCAGGGAAGCAATGGAACAAGCCATCTATTTGATTTTAAATACAGAACGCTTTGAGTGGATTATATACAGCTGGGCATACGGCTGCGAATTGCAGGGACTCTTTGGAAAACCCGTGCCGTATGCAGCGGCAGAATTGCAGCGTCGCATTACCGAAGCGCTGCTGCAAGATGACAGAATTTCAAAAGTTAACTCTTTTGAGTTAAAAATTCAAGGAAGAAAACTGGCGGTCACGTTTGAAGTGACCACAGAAAAAGGCGTGATTCCCGCCGGCAAGGAGGTGGTGATTTGATGTATGAATCACTTACATTTGAGGTACTGTTAAAACGCATGTTAGACCGCGTTTCCAACAGTTTGGATAAGCGAGAAGGCTCAATCATTTATGATGCCGCAGCTCCTGCGGCAAACGAGCTGCAAAACGCTTATATCAATCTGGATATTATGATAAATGAGGCGTATGCGGATACCGCATCCAGATATTATTTAATCAAGCGTGCGGCAGAAAGAGGATTGCTGCCGTATTCTGCAACAAAAGCCATTGTCAAAGGCGAATTTAATATAGACGTACCCATTGGAGCCAGATTCTCTTTGGAAGCGTTCAACTACATTGTACGTGAGAAAATCAGTCAAGGCGTGTTTCAATTGGAATGCGAGCAAGAGGGCACAAAACCAAACAGCTATTTGGGTACGTTGATTCCCATTGAATACATTGAGGGCTTAACCAAAGCAGAAATTACGGAACTGCTCATCCCCGGCGAAGACGATGAGGACACAGAGCATTTCAGACAAAGATACTTCGACAGTCTGGACAGTCAGGCATTTGGCGGAAATCAGAGAGACTACAAAGAGAAAACGGAAGCCATTGCAGGCGTAGGCTCTGTAAAGGTATACCCTGTTTGGAACGGTGGGGGAACCGTAAAGCTGGTCATTACCAACAGTGAAAACAAAAAGCCTTCTCCCACTTTGGTGGAACAGGTGCAAACGGCCATTGACCCTGTGCAGAATCAGGGACAAGGGTTGGGCATCGCTCCCATCGGGCATGTGGTAACCGTTCAGGGCGTAACGGAAACTGCTGTGAATATTACCACCAATATTACATATCAGGAGGACTGGAACTGGTCTGCAATCGAAGGTTATGTCAATGCTGCCATAGACCAATATTTTACGGATTTAAGTGCACAATGGGCAGAGGAAGAACATTTGATTGTCCGCATCAGTCAAATTGAATCCGCTTTGCTTGGCGTTACAGGCATACTTGACATTGGGGGCACAGCCCTCAACGGCGCCGAACAAAATCTTGTCATTGACAAAGACAGCATACCGATAAGGGGGACAGTCAGTGCAACCGAAACAAATTGATATGATGCGTAAAGTGCCCGATGTTCTGAAAGATGTCAGAGAAATCAAAGCACTGATGCATACGGAAACCATTGAGATGAATCTGCTCAGCGCCGCATTGGCATTGTATCTGAACAACACGTTTGTGGATTCGGCAGACGAGTACGGTATTGGTCGCTGGGAATCCATATTGCACATTCTGCCAAAGCTGACCGACACCCTTGACGAAAGACGATTTCGCGTATTGTCCAGAATCAACGAGCAGCTTCCCTTTACATTACGTTCGTTGGAGCAACAGCTTTCCACATTATGCGGACCTGAGGGTTATACGGTTGAGCTGTTCCACGAACAATATTTACTTAAAGTTCGAGTGGAACTGACGGCAAAATCAAAATTGGAGGATGTACGTGCTTTGCTCAATCGCGTTGTACCTGCCAACATGGTGATTGATTTGGATTTATTGTACAATCAGCACAGCGATTTTGACGGATTGACACATGAAGAACTGTCTGTTTATACACATCAACAACTGAGAGATGAGGTGATCAGTC